AACATCTTTAATCTCAAACACTTCGTCATGTTCACCAATTTGGTCAACAAACTCTAATACATAAGCAAGTCCAGAACATCCTGCTGTTCTTACTCCAACACGAAGTCCTATAGTATTTTCTCTTGATTGAATTGAATGTAACGCTCGTTCGTATGCTTTATCTGTTAAAGTTATCATACTGAGAAACTGGATCCACATCCACAACTTGTTTGTGCGTTAGGATTGCTAATAGCAAACTGTGCACCTTGTACTGACTCTTTCCAATCAACTTCAGCACCTTGTACATACTGTCCGCTCATTGCGTCTACTAACATGTGTACACCTGGTGCAACTTCTAAATCAAAGTCATCTTCATTTGCAGGTTGATCTTCTAGTGTGAATCCATATTGCATACCACTGCACCCACCTCCACTAACAAACATTCTAACTTTAAGATCAGGGTTGTTTTCTTCTGCTAGTATTTCTTTTAATTTTTTTACTGCTGACTCTGTTACTGTTATCATTTAGAATTCTTCTCTTTGTAATCAATTATTGCTGATTTGATAGCGTCCTCTGCTAGTACAGAGCAATGTATCTTAACTGGTGGTAGTGCTAGTTCTTCTGCTATTGCTGAGTTTTTAATATCACCTGCTTGGTCAATAGTTTTACCTTTTAACATTTCTGTTACTAGACTTGAACTTGCTATAGCCGAACCGCATCCATATGTTTTGAACTTGGCATCTTTGATAACACCTTCTTCTACCTGTATCTGTAGTTTCATAACGTCACCACAAGCAGGTGCGCCAACCATGCCAGTTCCTACATCTTTACTGTCTTTATCTAAAGATCCAACATTTCTTGGATTCTCATAATGATCTAAAACTTTATCTGAATATGCCATATATATTTTTCCTTAATACATTGTATTATTGTATACTATTTATTGTCTGAATGTCAACCATAAAAAAGCCCTACCAAAAGATAGGGCTACTGGAGTAGCAACGATTGATGTTGAGTTTACCTTTTCATCGCTCGTTTTGCCATGGAGTCAACTGTTTTACGTGCTTTATCAACACTCATTGTAGGATTCTTTGTGCTTGTTAAATCAAAACTAACATGCTGTGGATTAACATCTGCAATCATATTGCTTAATGGCTGTCGTTGTGCCATTGATTGTAGTTGTGACATCGACACATTAACACCTAAATTATCTGCCATTTTAAGAAAAGATTCTGTTCCTACTTTTCCTTTAGTGCCTAAATCTTCTGAACGGCTGATAAGATACTGAACTAAGGCCGCTAGCTCATGCTCTGAACCATATACCTCAAATAGTTTCATTATCTTCTTTCTCTGCCTAAATCTGTATCTAGTTCCGGTGCGTCAATAACTGCTTCTTCATCATCCATTTCTGGCGGTGTGCTGTTATCTTCTACATCTGCTTCTGGTTCTGTAAATTCTTCAGGGCTAATAGTTTCTTCACCTGTGATTGGAGCCATTGCACTTTCTAAGTCTGTCTTTGCTTGCTCTAATGCAGTAACTAGTGTTGAAATTGCTGTGTTAGTTGCATCATAGTATGCCTGTGTTTGATTAATGCCTAGCTCTTGTTTCATCATTTGTGCTAGGTTAGGTAAGTCTTTATATTGCATTTCTGCTGTATCTTCATACATTTTTTGGATTCTATCAACTACGTCTTGAGCCGCTAATGTTACTTGAGCTTCTTCAACGTCTGCTTCGTTAATTTGTTTAGCTTCGTAAGTTTTTTTCTTACCGTACTCTTTCATTTTCTTTTTATGAGTAGAGCCACATGCTTCTTCCATTTCGTCATCATCTTTTTTGATGTCTGCTGGAGCCATTGCACCTGGAGCAATATGTTTTTGCTCTCCTGTACCGCCTGCATATGGATTTCTAGTTTCAGCTGTACCTTCTTTAATATATGCTTCTAATGCTTCTTTCATCATTAGTGCTTGGAGATATGTTGGATTACTTTCACTTGTGTGTCTGTTAATGCTAGACTGTACTTCAGCAACTATGTTAGATGTCTTAGCTAACAATGTTTTTGCTTGTTCCATTGATAGTTTTGACACATTAATATCTCGATTAAAGTGGCCTTCCATGATTTTGCCAACCTGTTTTATTTTATTTTTTGCTAGTTCTTGCAGTTTCATTGTCGAATCCTTTTTGTTGATAGTATTTAGCCAATTCAATTTGCTCTTGTAACTTAATTTTAATATCACCTCTTACATGAATGTTATTAGTTACTTTAGTTGCCATCAACGCTCTTCTATCATTATCTTGAGTGGTGTTCATTATCTGTGTTTGTCTATCAATATCTAGCTCAAGCCACCCTATCTTTTTATCTTGACCTAATAAGCTATTTGCATCTTCTATCCTTGCATGCTTTTCTAGTATACACCATGCTAACGCATTACGACTATTTGTAAACTCGTGTACTAAAGTGTCGTTACGATATACTTCATAGTAACCATGATCTGTTGGGGAAATTTTGTAGCGATTAAAAACTATATAATCATCTTTAACTTTGACGATAATATTTGCAGAAAGACTTTGTAGACTATGAGTAGTGAGAGATTTTAGTTTACGAAAGGAAGTTTCTGTAGTCATAGTGACTACCAAACAAACTTTGTTAAAAGCCAGCCAACAACGCCAATTAGCATTGTAATTGCTGTACCTGCCCAAGTGATTAACTGTGTGGAACGACGTCTATCAAGATGAGTAATCATATCTTTGATTTCGCCTACACTGGTTTCAAGTGAACTTACTTTTTCTTCAACTGTGTCTAATTTAGTTTCCAACGCATCATACCTCTCGGCACATAACTCTACGTGGGCTTCTAAATTCTCTTTCTCAATTCGAGTAGTACTCACTGCTTTTTTCTCCAATAGGATATTAAAGCAATCTTACTATGTTGTGCCTAAAAGTAGCCTGTTTGTGCCTATAAAATGTTATCGTAAATGCTTTGTTACTAGTTAAACTAGTTCTTGTTTTTATTTATCACAATAGTCTAAAAACACTGAAAATAAGTGTTGAGGTGTTCACCATGGGTGCTTATAACCCCTTGTATACTGGCAGTCTCCGACAATCCGCTGATTATAGGTATGTTATTGAAATCGTTAGTTAAACTTCCCACAGGGTTGTTGACTGTAGCATACGAGTCTAGGTGATCACTGTTAAAATCAAATATCCATAGGTTATATTGAAAAATACTTGGCATATAATAGCTACCAAACTCATAATCGCCTATATCAATATTTTCTATTTGTTGCGGAGCGTGAATTAGTTGAGGTTGGCTTCGTAATGATATTAGCTGTATAAATGTTTCATAATTGCGTTGTTGATTACGCTGTACAATCTGCTCAGGAGTTTTTGGCTTTCTAGTAAACCCGGTCTGAGTAATATCAACTAATGTGTAACAACGGATCATTCTTTTATAAGTTCTACCAGCACTCTCAACTTATCTATAGATTCTTTAACCATTGAATTTTTACTTAGCTCAGACCAATCCTGTTTATACATCCAGTCTCTATAATCTTTGAATTCATCATCTAACTGTTTAACTAGTTCACGCTTGTGATGAGGATCGTTGGCTTTACGTCTATATAAAGTTGACCCACCATCAGGTGATTCATATATCCAACGAGTAGTATCTTTCTTAAACAGTTCTTGTTGTTCCATATAGATATTTAACCCAATAAAAAACCCCACTTAAAAAAGTAGGGCTCTTTAATTTAGTACTAGTCTAACTCAATTAAGCGTTAGCGAATGTAGCAACTAGTGCAATACCTGAAACTGCTTCAGCACCACCTGGTCCACCTTGAACCATAATATGGTTGCCGTCTGCTGTACCTTCAACTGCCGCAACTGTACCGAAGTAAGTTGTAGTGATTGAGTCACATGCGTCTGATACTGTAATTGTACCTGTAGTGATTGCATAGATGTAAGTTTTTGGACCTACGCCTTGTGATTGTGAAACTGTTCCTTTACCTGCTAAAACTGCCATAATAATATCTCCTTAGTTATATGGGAATTTATTCTTTCCCTACACTTATTTAGTCCAATTTGAAACTATTTTAAGCACAGTTTATTTAATATACAAAGAATTTATCAGCTTCTCCGGGCACAATCTGGCACTGTGATGGCACTGCCCAACTGTCTGTAATACCTTGTTTGTACATATCGTCATTAATCATTGTTGTGGACAATACTGCAAAGACAGTACACGCTGTTTCAGTAGTGAAGTTATCAACTATAGATACAGGTTCTGGATCACATTGTGGATCGCCATTTATCATAGCACAGGCGAATATTACGTATGCCCAATTAGCCATTATGTATTTGTTGGAGTTACTTTACTTGATGATTGCAATGCCATATACAAGTCAGTATTAATAGGACGTCTAACTGTTTGTAGTATACGAGTCATTGCTTGTGTCTGGTCCATTCTGCTGATACGTTTTTGCCAGTCTTGCACTAGTCTACGTAACCACATTTGGTCTCCGGTTAAGTTTTTAATACGTCTGCTTAACAATAGTAATAACGAATCATAATCTCTTTCGTCCATGTCGCCATCTGCAACAGCACGTAGAACACGTTTGATTCTTAATTCTGGAATAACAATATCCCAATCATTGAATAGCTTATCTGCATATTGACGTTGACTAATAACCAGTGTTAAGAAATTATATAAGTCAGTCATTGACTGTCTAAAGCCACTAAAGTTTTGTTGTTTCATTGTATCTTTAGCATACCGCTGTGCTTTCTTTTTATCAATATAATATAAAACTCTTAACATTAACATGTGATCAAACACTAGACTGCCTATTGTAGCCACATCAGTACCTTTAACTTGTTCAAGTCTACGATACATTCTTGATTCAATTAATTCTTTAATAAAGTCCATTATACATTCTTCGCAAAGTTTGATTTTGAAAATCTTAAACGATCAACATATTTAAGTCCACCTGCTACATAACCTTCATGCCCTGACTCGCCATCTATTGATGCTGTTATACCACCGCCTTGTTGATCTAACGCTCTAACTACCTGTGTCTTAATAACAGCAATGGCCTTAAAGATAGAAAATATTAATTCTACTATCTTCATATTATTGTTAATATATTGTTCTAGTCTTTGTGCTTTAGGTGCACTTACTTTAGTTGTTGCCCATGCTAAAAAGTTTTCAGCCATGTTATCAAAGTTACCTTCTCTAACTTTAAAGTTGGCATACTGTTTCATTAAAGCTGGTAAGTTTGCCATCTGTATCTCACGTAGGTTGTTAGGTGAAAAGAAAGCATCAATAGCACCTTGGCTAGCCTTAACTGTTTTTTCAATTTGTTCTAATCTATCTGTTGGTATATCTACCTTAGGCGTATCTTTCATTTTAGGTCCTACAAATAACACAGGGCCTGTTGGCAGTTGTTCTACTGCATAGAACGGTGTTCCTGCATCTTGTGGGTCAGTTAAACGTGTATGTATTGCTACACCTGCTTTACTAGTTCCAATCTGTTTACCTAAGTCAGTATCTGCATCAACTGAGTATGTAACAGTGTTTGGTGTAAACACGTATTTGTTTCCTTGTTT